CAGTTTAAGAAGTCCTTTGTGTGGAGCTACAGGAGTACATCCTGATATGATAAAAATTGGAAATGAAATTTATCATTTATTATTAAATCATAATTACATAAAAGAAGTTTCTAAAAATGGAAAATAAAGACGATAAAGTATCTATAAATAGAGATCTTTATAATAAACTAACTAAATTAGGTATTATTAATGAAGATTCTGTAAGATCTTTTAATGTAGGAATAAGTGATTATTCAAAACATTTAATTCAGCCTTGGGCAATTTGGATAGATTATAATCTAAATGCTTTTGATGCTGATATTGTTAAAAGAATTTTAAGAAAAAAGGGAGTATCCCCTCAAGAGATTAAATTGAATAGAATTTTAGATTACAAAAAAATCATTCATATTTGTCAAGAAAGAATTAGATTATTATCCACTAATACTGAGATGGAACATATCATTGAAAAATCTAATCTTACATAATTATGTCAAGAAGTCATAATCAAAAACATCCTACTTCTCATTCTGGTAAAACTCCTCGAACTGTTTTGGAAATTACAGACGATGGGGAAATCATTTATCGTAAGCGTAAAATTAAACCTTATGGTAGAAAAGATAATTATACAGATGAGCAATATGAAAAAAAGTATGGAGATTATTCTGGAATTAGTACGGCAAAAATCAAAGAACGTAAGAAAAATAAAATAAGCATTTATGATGATTTTGATGAAGATTAATTTATAAAAATAAAAAAGTATTTTAGGAGTGAATTAAAAACTTACTCTTAAAATACTTTTTATTTAGTTAGATATAATATATTAATGTCAAAGATTAAATTATGAGAAAGATAAAAACTTAATTTTTAAATTTTAAATCAATGAATGTAATCAAAAGAGACGGTAGAAATGAAAAATTGAATCCTGCAAAAGTAAGAGAGGCTTTAGAAAAAGCTAATTTATCTATGAACGAACCTGTAGAAGAAGAACTACTTGATTTAATTTATACAAAGATTGTTCATAAATTAATGAGTTTAACTAAAGAAACTATTGAAATTGAAGAGATTCAAGATATTGTTGTTTCTTACCTCAAAAAGTATTGTAAAAGACTTTATAAGCATTACAATAATTATCGTCAAGAACGTGCAAAAATTCGTGACATTAAACAAAATGGAGAATACTATAATACTGTGATGGAACTTGCTTCTGGTATTAGTAATGATTCTTCTAAAGAAAATAGCAATAAAGATGCTAAACAAATTAATGTTATTAGAGATTTAATTGCAGGAGAAACGTCAAAAAAACTTTATCGTGAAAATATCATGTCTCCTAAACTTAAAGCTCTTCATGATAAAGGAATTTTGCATGTTCATGATTGTGATTACAGAATTATTAAAGAGCAAACTAATTGTGAATTACAGAATCTTAAAAGTATTTTAAATGAGGGTACTGTAATGAATGGTAAACTTATTGAAAAACCCCATAGTTTACGTACAGCATGTACTATTGCTTCACAGGTAATAACTGCTGTTAGTAATTGTACTTACGGCGGCCAAACTATTACTATAAGTCATTTAGCACCCTTTATTAGAATATCTAAAGAAGCTATTATAGAACAACTTAATGATTGTCATATAATAGAGGGTAAAGAACAATTAGTAGAATCAATGCTTAAAAAAGAAATTAAAGACGGTATTCAAACGTTGTTATACCAGTTAAACACAATGTCATCTGCGAACGGTCGACTTTGGCCCTCTTATGTAGTAATATATAAGGTATGAAGATTGTGAACTTGTAAATGCAAGGTGTATTAATTTAAGATAATTAATGCTAACGGTGAATAACTATGTATGTTAATTTATATTATACGAAATACTATAAATAAAAAAGTCTATATTGGGCAAACTATAAAAACATTAAAAGAAAGATGGGATAATTATTATAAGGAATACAAATACAGAAAAAAGGTAGGAATTAGAATTATTATTCTAGCTATGCGTAAACATGGTTTTGAAAATTTTTATTGTGAAGTTTTAAAAGATAACATTAAAACTTTAGCCGATTTAAATCGGTGGGAAATCTACTATATTAACAAATATAATAGTACAAATAAAAATTTTGGTTACAATATAGAACATGGAGGTAACTCTAAAGGAAAACATTCTAAATTAGTTAGAGAAAAAATAAGTAAAGCACAATTAGGAAAGAAAAATCACATGTATGGTAAACGAGGTAAAGATAATCATAGTTCTAAACCTATTATAGATTTAACAACAGGTGAAATTTTTGATTCTGCTACAAGTATATGTGAAGCATATAATTATCCTTTACATACTGTTACTAAAATATGTGCTTGTGCTCGAGGTGATAGATGGTTTACTAATCATAAAACTTATAGGTATTTAGATTCTAATAATCAACCTATAATAGTAAATCTACCTAAAACTCGGAAAACTACTTATATTTATTACGATAAAACTAATAATATTACTTACTTTTCTTTAACTGAACTTTCACATAAACATAACTTACCTAGAGCTGATATAAATTATTATATTTTAGCTAAACAAAAAATAGATGGGATTTTATATGAAAGAAGTAAAGAAAAAGTTACCTATGAATGTTATACTAAAGGAAGAGATTATAAATATATTTTACCTCAATATACATACTTAGTCAATACCGTGCTAAGCCCTCCTAAAATAATAGAAGGGAAAGTGTAACGACTATTCCTGAAATGGAAGTACTGATTAGGTGAAACTCCTAATTGGGAAGCGCAATCTACCCCACCAAGTAATGTTGAGGGTAAAGAGATAGTCTAAAATAATGCAAAGTCCTTTTATTACGTTATTTCTTTATTTAGATGAAGATCCTGAATACAAAGAAGAAACTAGACTCTTATGTGAAGAAGTTTTAAAACAACGTATTCAAGGAATGAAAAGTCCTTCTGGAAATATTATTAATCCTACTTTTCCAAAGTTAGTAGTTGCTGTTACTGATACAATGTTAGATCCTAAGCATGAAGATTATGAATTTACTAAACTTTGTGCTGAGTGTACTTGCAAAAGAATGGTACCTGATTATATTTCAGTGAAAAAATGTAAAGAGTATAAAGAAGGAAATATTATCCCTCCCATGAAATTCGTGGCTTAATACAGTAATGTATTTTGAAAAATAAACCTAAACGGTAAGAGTGAACTAAGTTATTAATATAAGCGAATAAGCTCTCTAAGAAAGTCTAAGGTCCATTAAATATGGATAGCTGATAATACCGTGCTAAATTAAAATGAACTTTTAGTTCATTTTATAAATGCCTAACGACTAATTGTAAGAAACAAGTGTTTTTGAAATGGTTTAAAGCCTATTATAATAGGTTTGTGATATAGTCTAGACTATATAGAAATATATAGAAGTTCATAAGAGAACTGCTATTATCTAACGAATAATAGTGAATATACGGGGTTGTAGAAGTTTCCTTCATCCTTGGAAAAATAGTAAAGGTGAATATGAAATATATGGTAGAAGTAATATTGGAGTAATTAGTATTAATCTTCCGTATATAGCATTAGAATCAGAAAGTGTTGAAGATTTTAAAACAAAACTTTCTGAAATGATTGATTATATTTCGTCAGAACAATATAAAGTTTATAAAACTATTGCTAATGCAGATGTATCTATTGCTCCTATTTTATATCAATATGGAGCATTAACTAGATTCAAATCTGGAAAAGTAGAACAAGCTATCGGTAATATGAGAGCCTCTGTCTCTATTGGATATATGGGAATGGCAGAAGTTGTAGAACGTTTTGGTATTCATTATAACTCTAAAGAAGGTCATGAATTAGGGCTTTCTATTTTAAAGTTTATGAACGAACGTGCTATTTATAATAAAGAAAAATATGGAATAGCTTTAAGCCTTTACGGCACTCCTGGCGAGAGTTTAACCACTAAATTTGCAAAAGCTATTAAACAATTTCCAGAAATTCCTCATGTAAATGATAGAGATTATATCACTAACTCTTATCATATTCCTGTAGAAGAAGAAATTGATGCTTTTAGTAAAATAGATTTTGAATCTGAATTTCAAAGATACAGTACTGGAGGTTAACTATACAGCCTCCTGCCAAACCTTATTAACTCGTGATAAAGAGGTGTTGATTATATAATCAGCTAACGGTAGAAGTATCCAAATAATGCCGTGCTTTTATATTTATTATAAGAGTGTACAGACTATTGGTGATGAGTGTAGCCAAGTAAGCGTGATTTTATCACACGTTGAAACATAAGGAATAGAAAACTGTTGAGTTTTTATTAAGACATAGTCGATTTATGGAAACAAAATATTGCGATTGTTGTAATAGAAAATTATCTATTAAAAAATATTACCGTTTAAAAGGATATACATTGTGTTCAAAACACATGCACCAGTTATTAAAACATGGTCATTTCCTAGATAATATACAACGAACTAATAGTGATTTAAATGATTACATTATTAAAGAGGATGTGTGTATTATTAATATTTATAATCAAAAGAATATTAAAGTTGGGGAATGTATTATTGATGCTGAAGACTTACCTAAAGTAAAATATAATAAATGGAGATTTAGTCATCAGCACATAGTAACTGGAAGTGGTACAAAAAATATTAAAGATATTAGTTGGTACATATTAAATTGTTTTAATGAAATTAAACAAGGAAAAGTAGTTGATCATATCAATTGTAATCCTTGTGATAATCGAAAAAATAATTTAAGAATATGCGACCAAGGATCTAATGTATTAAATAAAAGTTTTATGTCTAATAATACTTCTGATTTTATTGGAGTATGGACAGACAAAAAAACAGGGCGTTGGTGTTGTGAAATACAATCTTCAAAGAAGAAGTACAGATTTAAACCTAGCTACAATAAAGTTATAGTCGTATTGTATAGATATATTGCTGAAAAACTTTTATTTAATGAATTTAATAATGAACAAGAACATAATAAAAAACGAGAGTATTTAATAAATAATAATCTATCTCTTACAGAAATAAAAGAAGCAATTTTATATGTAAAAAGTAAAGTGTATTAGTTACGTAGAGGTCTCCGATATTAGAAACAATCCCGAAGTAGTTATTGATTTGATGAAACATATCTATGATAAGATGATGTATTGTGAAATTAATACTACTTCCTGCTCTGCTTGTTATAACTGTGGTTTTGAAGGAGAAGTTATTATCGAAAAAGACGGTACTTGTACTTGTCCTAATTGTGGTAATAAAGATCCTGAAAAACTTTATGTTGTACGCAGAACTTGTGGGTATCTTGGGTCCTTCCAAAACGGAAGCAGTAAAGGCAGAATTGCTGATATTGTAAACCGAGTGAAACATCTTTAATTTAAATGTAAGATTACCAAGTTTTTATAGCTTGGTAATCTTTTTTATTTTAAAATTATACTTAATTATATATTAAAAAATGAAATATGTAATTGAAAATGGAAGAAGCAATTTAGCATTGACAATTTTTGTACCATGGAATTGTACTAAGAATTGTAATTTTTGTACCACTAAAATAGAATATAATCAAGAGCTTTCCAATATTAAAGATATTAAAAAGTTAATGAATCGAACTCTTAAAAAGATAACTTTCATTACTGATATTGTTATTTCTGGTGGTGAACCTTTGGATAATATTAATGATTTATATTACCTAATCAAAGATATTGATAAAACTAAATATAATATTTTTGTAAATACTTCTTTTCCTAAAATTGAAAAAAGTAATTTGAATAATTTCAAGAAAATTATTAATTTAGTTGATGGCTTTAATGTCTCTCGACATTTTCAACATAACTATGAACAATTTTGTAGCTTTAAAGAGATTCTTAAATTGATTGGTTCTAAAAGTAAAGTACGTATTAATATTTTATTGCAACATCAAATTGATACATTAAAGATTAAAGAGTTTATTCCATTACTTGATTATATTGAAAAGATTAAATCTTATGAACTCTTTGATATACAACTTCGGGCAAATTATTTGAAAACAAGTGTAAATGAAGACACTGAATTTATTTTACATGATGATGAAGATAAAACTTCACTATATTTGAAGAGTGCATATGAAAATAGTGTAATGAAGTTTTATAAAAGTGGATGTCCTATTTGTAGTACAATTTCTATACCTTATAATGATTTCAGTATAATTTCTTATCATAAAGGTTTAAGCACTACATTACTTGAAGAAAATGATCATTATATAGTGAATGATGTTATTATTATGCCTGATGGTAAGCTTAGATTAGATTGGAATGGTAATGATGTAATGCTTAAAAATATTTCATTATATATTGAAGATGAAATTGATGATTGTTATTATGGAACTTGTTATGTACCTCATTGTTAAAAAATAAATTTATTGTATTTTTGTAAGACTAAAAATGTTTTAATAATATGAAAATAAAATTTGAAGATTTAATCTATGAACCTTTACTTAAAGGAGTTTTTAATTTAAAAGACATTACTATATTTTATGGAAAAGAAATAAATACTCTTTCAAATTTTGCAGTATATTTTAATTTAATTACTGATTTATCACCTAAGCCAAAAATCTTAGAAAAAAACTTTGATTTTATTTTTATTATTAATCATCAAAACATTGTAAATTCTAATTTTTTAACTAAAAGTGATAATGATAATTTTAATGATTTTAAAATTTCAAAAAGTATAAGAAGTATTAATTATACAAATAGTAAAATATCAAGTTTAGAAACACATATTAATTGGTTATATAATTCTGGATATGTAAATGAAAGAACTTTAATTTTATTTGATTTATCTTGTTGTAATTTACCACCTGTTACATTAGCAGAAATAATCAAAAAAATTATTGATTTACAAGAACAATTTAAATGTAAAATTATGATCACTACTTATAGTAGTGATGCAATGCATGCAATTATAGGACTTTTAAATCATAAAAACAATATTGATTATAATTTTGTTATTATAGAACAAAATCCTAAAAAAGAATATTTAGAATTTATATTTAAAAATTTAAATAAAGATCCTATAGAAATCTTTCAACATATGAGTTTACTATTTGAATTTATTTTTAATAATTCTCAAACTTAAATAATATGACTATATTTCAAAATTTTGCACTTAAGAATGAAGTATCTGATAAAGCTGAAATACAATTAAAAGAACTTATTGAAAAGCATCAAAAGTATATTATTCGTGCTCAAATGATGCCTGATGCACATTATTGTAATGGTGCAGTACCTGTAGGTACTATTTTACAAATTAAAGATGCTATAGATCCTGATTGGGTATCAGCTGATATTGGTTGTGGTGTAACAGTGTTTAATTTGATAGATTTTCATGTAGAATATTTACCTCAACTAACAGAAGCTTTACAAAACATTAGTCATAAAGTAAAAATTGTGCTTTCTCAAGATGTACAATTTATTAAAAATATTAGTTCTAATATTCGTTTTCCTTATCCTAATGAAGTTTATCACACATTAGGAACAATTGGAGGAGGAAATCATTTTGTTGAAATTGGAGAATTTGATAAACATTATTATCTTATTGTGCATTCAGGTTCTCGTGGTTTTGGAGGACATACATATCGTGCATTTAAGAATGTTTTAAAACATCCAAAAGATATATATCTTAAGGAAATTATTGAATTACTAAAGAAAAGTGATCATGCTCTTATTATAAATGATGTAGTTCAATTATATAAACAAAATCATGTACCTTCTAATTTACTATTCGGTGAAGATATGGAGGATTATATTAAAATGGTAGATCTTACAACATATATTGCTTATTTAAATAGACTTGCTATTGCACAAACAGTTGTACATGCTTTACATTGTGATTATACTGTTTTATCAGACACTGCTCACAATGGTATTACTTGTACAGAAAATAAAGAGATTTTTGTTCAAAAAGGAGCTATTGTATTTAACAAATTTGATAAAGAAAAAATATATGCAATTCCAATTAATATGCGTGATGGTACTTTGTTAGTAACTAAGAAACCAAATACTGAGTGGCTTGGTCTTCCTCATGGTGCAGGTCGTTTACTTTCTCGTAAAGCAGCTAAAGACCAAATTAAAATGGAAGATTATCAACAAATGATGGAAGGCATATGTGCACCTAATTTATCATTAGAAACAATTGATGAAGCCCCAACAGCATATAAAACTCTTACAGAGATTAAAAATCAAATTAAAGAGTCTTGTAAAATTATAGGTATAATTAAACCTATTTATTCTTTCAAATGTAAAGAATAATTAATTCAAAATAATATAATATGAGATTAGTGACATTTTTCAAAAAATATTTTAATTTTAATCACCCATTTACACAACATTTAAACGAAACATATTGTGAATATTTAGAAAATAAAAAACCTTCAAATTTACAAGAAATAAAAAAGATTAAAAAGGAATGTTTAAAACTAATTTCTGAAATTAGAAAAGATATTATTAAACCTTTCTTTAAAAGTAAGTTATGTAAAGACATCAAACAAAATGCAAATTTTTATTGCCATGACTTAACAGAAGATATGTCATATAATAGAATCTGTAATTTCATTTCAATGGATTTTTGCAAACGTCAATATAGCAAACGAATTATTGTAAAATTTGGTTTAGAAGACACAACATTTTATATAAATGATGGTGATCAATTAGATTTTATACCTAATTTATCAGAAGTAAATGAAGATATAAAAATTCTACAAAAATTGTTGAAAGGTTTACAAAAAATAGTTAATACTAAAATTCAAATTCAACAAACAATATGTAATGAATGTGCAAAACTTTTAAAAGATAACAATTGCTAAAATTAATACAATATGAAAAATATATATGGTGCAATAATGGGAGATGTTGTAAACAGCTCTAATTTTCCTTCTCTTGAAAAATTAACAGAGTACTTAGAAAAGGCTTTTCAAAATATTCAAAAAAGACATAAAATTTATTATCAAATTTATAGAGGAGAT